TGCTACGTTTGCTAAACTACCACTAGGTTCAACAGCACCTAAATCGTATAGATTACTGAAGTATTCGTTATTGTTTTTTGTAGGTGGTAAAGCAAATGTTTGTGATGATATACCAAATACCTTACCTATATCACCACTTTCGATTGCTGAAATATCTAATAGAAACTGCTGTTCATTGAATACGTCTAAATCGTATTTTTCTCCTAAATCGTTATATGTTCTTAATATTGTAGCCATTATAGTCTCGCTTGTTGTCTATTAGCATACTGATAGTTTGCTGTGTATTTAAACAACTTTTGTGTTCGTGGATTTGTCTTCTCTGTAATGTTAGCATCTGTGATTACAACAGGTAAGAAACCTAAACTTGGATGTTGAACGTAAACATCTGTTGAATAAAATAGTTCACGTAAGTTATCAGCATCACTTTGTGTTAACCAATCACTTTCAGCTGTTCTAAGTTTAGTAATGTCGTTATAGAAGTTTGTATTTCCACGTCTAGTGTTGTCATATGGAACTGCTGTATTGGTGTTATAATCTACGAACGATTGTTCATAGTTCAATCTACTAACGTTTGATATACGTGATTCTGCCAATGTAAAGTTGTAGTAATCCCACATACCATATTGGTTTTTCCAAGCAAATCTAACTCCTTCATATCCACAATCAGCTGGAACAATGTTAAATCTGTAGCTACCCCAACTACCACTTTCGTTAATATCGTTATAATCTAGCTGTCCATAAAATGAAACATCGTAATAGGCACACGATGAAGTAATACCATAAGCACTATCTTCAAAGTTTTGTGTTCCAACACCAAAATGAGTTATTTTAGTTGCCTCTGTTTGATTTAAGTAGTTATTAAATTGTTGCCACGTTTGAGATAAAGAACCACCCCTACAAGTTTTTCTATTTTTAAAATCACGTTGTCTAATCAATGTTCCATCAGCCTCATATTCTTCTACTCGTAGGTAATAAACATCTTGTGCTGAAAACTCTTGTGGTGAATCACCTGCTACATTACCATTTAAGAATGAGATAGTATGATAATCACCAAATCGAATAGATGATGTATTGAATAATGTTAAACCATTTTGATGTGAATATACTTCAGTAGATGAAGGTGTTTGATAGTCTAGTTTTGAACTACTTGCCCAGTTCCAGTTCTGTAGTTGTTGTGGGTTTAATACCCCATCTAACATAAAATAGTATTGTGAACCTGTTGTATTAGGTGCCCCTACTGAACCAGCACCATCGTATAATGTAATAGATGATGAAACTGATGTTCCATATTCTTCACCAAAATATACTTCGTATTCTGTGCTGGCAGTATTGAACTCACCATCTATACTTGCTTCCCATACTTTATCTGCTACACCTAAGTCATTAACAATGATTTGAGATAGGTTAAATGTAGCATCACCATTTGGGTTTGCTTGTTGTTTAATACGTTGTATTAACGTTCCATTATTATCTTTTATATCACACACATATTGAAACTGCGGTTGTGATATTTGAGTTGAACTAACTTGAAATAACAAATCGTGATTTGCTAAGTTAGGTGATGTTGGTTCTTGATTAATCGTTATTGCCATTACTTAAATATTTCGTCTACTGCTTCTTCTATTAGTGTAAACATTTTATCTATACTTTCATCTGCTACAGCATCCAAACCTTGTTGTAGGAATGGACGTGGTTTGATTGTTGATGTTTTTAATCTAGTAGCTATTGCCCATACTAGACTTTCTGGTTTCATTCCGCCTTTAGGTTTAATACCTTTAGCTTGTATCCATTGTTTTAATGGTTGAATAGGTGGAAACTTGCCGTGTCCTTTTCTACCATATTCTACCCATTTCCACCAATCTTCAGCATATATTTCAAACCCATCTTCTGTTGGGCGAACTTCAATAGATGATGCTAAGCGTCCTGTTGCTAGAGGTATTGGGTTTTGTGATACCAAAGCATCAACAATCGCTTCACGCATTTGTTCTGCTATGATATTTTTTTCCTCGGTTAAATCACCTTCTAATATAGCAACTAAATCAGCCATTATTGTTTAGGATAATCACAATAGTTGTAAACACCATTTTCATTGTAAGTAATCAATGCTGTCCATCCGTAAACTCTATCGTTAAATGCCTCGTTCACTGGAGTAATATTAACTAGGTTAACGAAAGTCTCTTGCTGGTAATCACCAAGATTAAAATACGATATTAAATCATATATTGTTTGTTCTGTATCACCCATTACTCCTAGATAATCACTTTCGGTTAGTTTAGGAATGTCTAATGAGTATAACTCAAACTGAAGTTGTCTTGTTCCAGCACTAATACCATTAGCATCTTGTTGTAAACCAGCAGATGACATAGGACGTAAAAACACATATGGGTATTCTACGTTCTGTAATGATGAATCTAGTTTATCAATAGTGCCAAACTTAAATGTGTTAACAACTAAGTTGATATCACAAGCTGATTCGAATAAGTCTACGACTTGCTTAAATGAACGATAGTTAGATGCCATTATTTACTTAATATTTCTTTTACTTGACGTGATGGAATCATCAACATCGAAGCGATTTGGTTTACATTGAACTGCGGAGACATTCCAATCACCTTTTTCTCTAGTTCTGTTCTAGTATCCTTAGGTGGTTTGGTTGATTTTTTAGGGGCAACGTATTGTCCTTTTACTGATTCATTTTCCATAGTTATTTTATTTTATTTACTCGTTGTTGTTCTCGTAGTTGTTTCTGTTTCTCACTCTCAATATCTTTCATCATAGATAAATAGTTCAAAACGTATATGGTGTTTAAAGAGAGAATGTTGTTTTCTCCCCCAACTGATAAGATGGGAGACTTTCCCAACTCATATAGCGTGTAGAACCACCCATAATGTTCTTGTAAGCTGATATCTCTTTCCTCATCATCTGCTTCGTCTGCTTTTTCGAGTTCGGGAGGGTAGAGGTTAGGGAATCTGCTAATGACAGATTGCCTACTCCTAAAAAAAAAGCTAAGGCACCTAAACCTACTGATGCTGGAAAATCGCTAAATGTTTCAGCTTGTAGTTTACGTTTCTCGTTATCGTATTCCTCAACTTCATAGTATGGGAATAGATGTTCTACTTTATCCTTAGTGAATATCAGTTTTAATGACGATTTAGTTTTAAATGTAATCCCTTTTATGCTATGGGATTTAATAGGACGATACAATATAGACAATATTTGTTCTACATTTGCTAGTTTGTCCTTTACTAAGTTATCAATGTCAATGTATTCACCCAATGACATTTTAGACATTGGCTGGAAACCATATTTGATACCATTAAACTCAATAATAGGGTAGAACTCAGGTTTACCGCTTTCTTCTAATATCTCGTTTATTGATTTCCATATATTGGTTATATCATTCATACTCCAACGTTTTACCTCGTCTATAGGCAAATCTAAAATGGAAGCAATGGTATGTAGCGTTTGAAGGTTGTTCTCCAAACTATACACTTTATCTAACGCTTTATAATGCTTAAGCGTCAAATAGTTAGGTAGTTTAATCTCAATCTCTTTCATATACAATATAATATCATTTTGGGATACTCTAGACTCTAAAATATTATCGTTCTAGAACTATGTTCTCCATATACTCTCTCTAAATAGGAAGCCGGCGATTTCTCGTCGGCTTTCCTTAACTTATCTTAAACTTCCAATCCTAAGGGCATTTTGTCCAGAACGTTTTAAATCGTTTCTAGCACTATTAGCTAACCAAAGTGAATCACAACAATCATCATTCATACCTTTAGGGTGAGTAAAACTTATTTTTCCGTTAGCACTATATTTGTATGTGTATGAACTTAGTTCATTGTATAGATGTGGGAAAAACTCTTTAGTAGGTAGTTCAATAACACCTGAATCCAAATCAGTCATTAATGTTCTAACTGCTGTCATTTTACTATCCTGAGACGAATAGAATGATTTAGCACCACGTATTTCTTTCTTTATTAGTTGAGACATACCCTCACCAATCCCATTTGATTCAACGAAACATCCCACCACATTGTATTCTCTAAGTTTTGTGATAAAACGTCTCGATATATCCTCAAGTGATTGATTATTAACCCTGTCAATATAAACAACTCTCCCTGATTCGTTGATGATTGTGAGGACAGAATAGTCGTTAGATAATCCTGTATCGATTCCTCCAAAGTATTTATCTGTTCTATTAGGTGGTGTCCATTCATTTAGTATTGTATTTGTTTCTAGATTTTGGAACACATCGTTAGTGCTATCAGTAAACTCAGCATTGTATTCTGCTTTAAATACTTCTGCTGGTAATGATTTACGTGCCTCATCTATTAGTTCTTGTTTCACATATGGACATTCAGTTAATGGTATTCTGTGTGAAATGTAATCATCATTATCTTGTTGTCCCCTTAAGTAATATTCATAAAAATGATTTTTACCTCTAGGTGTGCTAATCATTAAACACTTACGTCCATTAGGGTTTAGTGTTGGTATAATAGCATTTTCGATTGCTTCTTTATTAATGTAAGCTACCTCATCTAATATAAGATAATGAAATCTAAATCCCCTTACCGAATCAGCCCTATCCGCAGATAAAAACTTTATAGTAGAACCATTTATAAACTTGATTGTCAAGTCTGCTTTATTACTTGACTCGATTAAGTCAGTTGTATTACGTTGTATAGTATCGAATGTCTCTTTACCAAGCGAGTAAATCGGTGTAATGTATCCTAACTTCGTATTACTATGTTGTAAAACCCAATATAACGCAAGATTAACCGACAATAATGTTTTACCACCACCACGAGGTGATACTAGCACACCAAATAGATGTTTACTATCAGCAAACTTATCTATGAACTCCTTTTGGGCATCATATGGTTTAAATAAGTTGACTCTCATTATTCACTAAATCGAACATCAATAACATTTACCCTAGCATCTAAATCTATTTTTTGGATTTCATTACCAGAATATTTCATTATTTGTTCTACTGCTTTTTGGGCTACTTTTTCATCATCACTAGCTAATAACTCAATCATTCTATCTACCGCTGGATTGATATGTGAATCGAGTTT